TTACCTAACACTAACAACCATATTAATATCGGCAAGTTTAGAACATTTCCAAGCTGCACGAGATAATACATCACTTAAGAATTTTACACCAGCAATATGCTCGCTCTTTAACCGTTCTTGAGTAACATTTTCACTTAACACACCCGCTGCCGTTATATATGACTTTACCTCTCCGAGTACTCCCATATATTCTACATTTTGAAGAGGGTTCACATATTCTAAGCTCTGGCTTGGTGACAATGCTTTCTGTTTCATCTCATTACGAAGCTTCAGTTCTGCTTCCATCTCGTTGAAAGCATTGATATATGCTATTTTTAAATCAATAGCAATTTTACCTGTAAAACCCATTATTAGCAAAACAAATCCATCACGGTTCATGAGATATTCAACATACTTTTTCCCACGACTTACATAGTAATTCTCTTTGAAAAATTTGGTGGCACAATTTTGTGCCGCCAAAATTTCTTTAATACTTCTTAAAACAGTCTTATGCGCCTTTTGAAATTTCTCAGATATTTGCCTACTACTAACAACAGCTTGATTATTTCTAATCATTACTAAACCGGTCATAGTATATCACTCCATTTGAAATACTCAACCAAAACTGATATACTGTATTTATCAGCTTCGGCTGGTGCTTGAAACACTCGCTTCTCTTTCCACGGTTAGGCGGGTGTTTCTATTTTTTTATTTCTGTGTAAACCTTCTGTAATCCAGTTATTAAAACATTACTTTTAGTTGTGTTTAACGCATCTGCACATTCATTTAACATTATATTTTCTTTTTCAGTTAATCTTATACGCATTTGTATATTTTTAGGATTTTCAGAAATAGGCCTACCCAGCTTCTTTTTATCAGCCATTCAATTCACCTCACTTTTTGGCTACACCAAAATTATATTATAGGATACACAAAAAGTCAAGTATTCTGTTTTACTGACAAATGTTCTTTAAAGCGTTCTCACGTTTATCTAAATGGACTATCTTTACTTTGCATTTCTATCGGAAACAGTTCGGGATCAGACTTTACTACAGACAAAAAAGCCTCTCCGTCACTACCACACTCCGCTGATTTTTGCTTAACTCGTTTCTGTAATTCGGTAAACCAAGGAACCAACGGCGGCATCCACCTAAACAAACAAGCTGCCATTTCTTCTAAATTCTCTCCTTCAATACAGTGCCCTCTAATTATTACATACATATACAACAACCTCCTTAACACACAAGCTTTATTATAGGCAAAATAGCAAAAAAAATAAAGCCTGACTACTACATTAAGTAATAGTCAGGCTTTTTTTAGTACGCATATGTTACCCACACGCCAGTTTTTTTATCTTGCCAATCATACTCGCCTCGAAATCCTATATATTTGCCACCTATCCGGCGGCTCACTCCATAGCTGATACCTGTAACATAGTGATCAACATTAATCTTGGCTCCGATCTCCCGCAGGACCCCTGGCGCGGATGGTGGCAAGGATTTCTCTGCTTTCTTTAATGATTTTTCCTGCCTCTCTGATTTCTCCAGTGAGCTCAGTAGCTTGCTCTCTAATCTGTAACATTCCTTCTCTAACTGTTCCTGCTTGTTTAGAGATATTTCCAGTTCCTGCTGCAGCTTCTCTGATTTCTCCAGTGAGCTCTTGTTGATTTGTTCCAAGCTGCTGAAGTTGTTTTCCAGTGTTGTTAGTTCTGTTTCCGTTATCAGATATACCTGTTCGGCCGAGCAAATGGAAGGCAATAATAAAAACTGCAACGATAATAAAAGCACCCAGAATATACTTACTACCTTTGATCTGTTTTTCATCATTTAACATTACACCACCTCTACTTTCGCACGAGAAAAAAACGAGAAACAGCAAATTACCAGCAAGTTAGATAAACCGCATGGTTAAGCCATTTTAAGTTACTTGACTAGCGTTTTATTTTTACCAGTCAAGTAAAAGCACTTCGTTTCGCGCGAATTTCAAACGAGCATTTACAGTCCAAAATAATTATGCAATGCACCTAAAGTAAAACCGATAATCATACCAGTCCAAAAAAGTTTGCTAGTGATATACTCTTTAATCTTTTCCATGGTCAAACCTCCTTTCAACTATTTCTATTTTGGAAATAGTTAGTTTACCAATTATGATGCCACCAGATCGCCTTACCACGAATAACATCACCGCCTGGTTTTAATTTTCCGTCACCTGGTATGTCTGGTAATTTCCACAAGTCCCAGCGTTCAAAAGTTGTCGCTGGACCATAATCGTCTAAGTCCGCTGCTTCTGCATGTGTCATTACGGTACCGGCATTAATGTCCAATCTAAGTTCCTCACACAGTACAGCTACAACTTTTGCCATATTATCTATCTGCAGCTCTGTCGGTGGTACATTTCCAAAGTTGACACGACCATCAGCATAGGCTACAGCATCTACACAGCACGCTAAAGCAATCCCAATAGCTCTAGAATTGCGCCACCATGTATGAGCCTTATATTCAGTTAAATCATCGGTTGTCGCCATAACAGCGCCGTCGCTGTCAATGTTTAGGTGATAGTCACTAAAAAACTGATGATAATTACCAGCTGACCAATGTAGATAGATCTTATCAATATTACCTCTAGCCCTTGCTGCTAATTGCCGCAGCTCATCTAAAGTGATTCTTTTTGTTCCCATTATTCTCTGCCTCCTGTTCATTTTCATCCTCGTCGGCAATGCCGTTACCGTCCTTATCCACAGTACCCTTACGCAACAAACTGAGTGCTGTTATAAACGGTGCACCGACTAATATCACAATAATATCCCTTAACTCTGCCAAGCCGGCCTTGTAAAGCCAAAAAGTAAAATATACCCAAGTCCCGATATACATTAAAATAGTCCCCAGCAATAACCCTATCGCCGCATATGTCAGCCATAAATTACCGCTTGTCCTTTTTAGCTTTGGTAATTTATCAAGCCCTGACTGTATCAGTTTTTTGATTTTTTCAAGCATGATTTCACTCCTTTAATGGCAGCTCACGACAACGATTGTACAATTCTGTCCCGGTACCGTTGCCACCCAAACGGTGGTAATTTTCGTATAGATGTTCCAGATTTTTTAACTCCTCGGTACTAATTCTTTTAGCAGCAATGTAATTCTGGCAAAGTTGAAACAAGCGATCGTACAATATGGCCAAAAGAGCCTTTTCGTACAAGTTTTGTTTTATCACCATTGTCGCCACTGCTACCCAAAGCTTATTACTTAATCTGGCAACGATAAAAACCAACAGCGTATATAAAGCCGGCTGCCAATAGCTGTTTATAAACTCCTGCATTTTACCTCCTGCTATAATCTCCATAAGGAGAGTGATATTTTGAATACTAAAAAAAGAAAACGTATGAAGCTACCAAATGGCTTTGGTAGTGTTGTGCTACGCACTGACGGCAACCGCCGCCGTCCCTGGTCTGTAAAAGTCACGGTCAATGGCCGTCAAAAATCTATTGGTGACACTGCTACTGAGATTGAAGGACTTGCTTTGCTCGCAGAGTATCATAAAAATCCTTCCCTTTTCGCACCAACGCTGATCACCTTTTCAGAGGTCTTTGAGTTGATGCGGGCTGAGCGATTTCCCAAATTGGCTAAAACTACACAGGTCAATTACCTTTCGGCATACAAGCACTGCAATAGATTGTATAGCAAGAAGTTTGCCGAGTTAAAAATTGGTGACCTGCAGGCCGTTATTCGTGATACACGTAACGCCGGCGCTCACTACGCTATGCAAAAGAAGGTTAGACAGGTATTACATCATATGTACACATATGCCGTAAAATATGAAATTATTGACCCTGCCGCCAACATTAGCCAATACATAGACATTGATCAGCACGTGGTTAAATACCCTAAAACACCTTTTAACACTCGACAGATAAACAGAGTAAAAAAACTCGGTGATAAATGGGCTATGACGGTGCTCATGATGATATACGCTGGTGTTCGTACGTCCGAACTGCTATCTGTCGTTAAAACAGACGTCAAACTGCGACAGCGATATTTTATCGTTCGAGAGTCAAAAACTGCTGCCGGTCGAAATCGTGCTGTGCCAATATCAAAAAAAACTATACCCTATTTTGAATTTTGGATGCAGCAGCCAGGTAAATATCTCATTACTACAGACGAAGGCAGTCAACTTACTTACCATCAATACCGAACACGCTTCGATTCTGTCATGGCCGCTAGTAGATGTAAGCATACGCCGCACGAATGCCGCCACACCTGTGCTACCATGCTAGATAATGCTGGCGCTAACGATACGGCGATCAAACGTATTCTCGGACATGCCAGTCAAGGAGTTACTAAGAGAGTTTATACCCATAAATCCCTCCATGAGCTAAAAAAGGCTATAGACCTCATTTGACAGCCTTGAGTGGTATTAACCCGGCACGAATTTACGCAACAAAAAAGCCTGTATCCCTTGGTTTATCAGGATCGCAGGCGGTTTGAATTCGGTATGATATTTTTGCATTTTATTATTACCTCATAAAGCTAGTATCCATGCGCTTTCAACCATTTTACCAAGATATTTTGACAAGATCTTCTTCTGTTTTTGCATTTTCCACACGATCCTCCAACTCATACAATTTTGCATAGACACTTTCTTGATATATACCAGCTTCAGATAATGCAGCTTCAAACATTTCCGGATTATGTACTGTAAACACTTTTTCGCTAAGATCATCTTTATTCACATAGACATTATAACGAGTAGTGCCTGTAATTTTAGCTCTGTTATATGATGCCATGAAGTCTACCTGGCTATCTTTATCTGTATCATACCCATAAACCTTACCATCCGTCTGTTCCACCCATACAGGTAAATATAAGTCTTTAATATATCCAAGTTTTATTTCATGTAGTTTCTGTTCCTTCAATTCTTCTAATGATGGTACATAAACATATTCTTTTGGCTCTCCCGCATTATTATCCCATCGATATTCTTTGCCGTCCGAAGCATTACCAGACATTTTTAGATATTGGTCATAATTGACTTCAGTAAATCCTTCTACTGAAGGCTCAAATATTTCATCTGTATAACCTACAACTTTTTCTACTTGTTTATACTGTCCTGTAGGTATTTTTGTTTCAGGCACACTTACGGCTTCCGCATTATCATTCACATCTCCATGAGCAGGAATAGTTAAAAAGATTTCTTCCCCCTGCTCATACTCAATTATGGGTTTTTTAGGTGTGATTTTAAGATTATGATCTTCTATCAGGGTATCAATTCTATTCCCTGCTTCGTCAAATTTCAAAAAAATTCTACAGTCTGCTATATTAGCTGGCATTTTTATTACTTCCTTTCAATTCAATTTTTATTTTGGTTAAACAGTGGGGAGCGAATATACATGGTTGGGTAACATTTCCTATTACGTTCGTCAAATTTAGACGTTTAGTAACGAATCATCAAGGCAATGTGTTTATGGACTCCAAGGCACGAGAAAGCAATACTTTATCAGGATTTACGCTTGACGTTGCGGATAACAGTGATCAGAACAAGGATGCTCAATGGATTGCTATAGGTGCTTGATACAGTGGGGAAATGGTTCGTCATCTTCATTCAGCAAAAAAGATTATGCTACGCCTAAAGATATTGGTACAGTAACCATATCTACGCCAATTTCAATGTCAACCTTATATCAGGGCTTTATATGTGCTTCCTCAACAAGTGGCCCGAGTTTATTTGTTGGTTTTGTTACAGCGTATTCAGGTAACTCACTAACTGTTAGATTGATAACTAGCCTTGATTCAGGAAGTGGCGGCTCACTAGTCCCTAATTACATTCTTTTAGGCCATTGAACAGTGGGGAAAATATACCAATTCTGGTAATGATCGTGTTATAACGTATCCTATTGCGTTCAGTGAGTTATATTATGCGAATGTAATTTCACCAGATAACTGTGAAACTTTCGTCTATGGCATAAGCAACACTAATATTAATTACAGACTTTGTAATGGGTATAATGATGATCGCTGGAACGGAACGCAGACGTCAAGGTTGTTCGCTGTAGGACGGTAAACAGTGGGGATATTGTTCATCACGTACAGCAACATTTCCAATTCCGTTTCCAACTGCGGCACGATTCATTGTTGCCATACCAAAAACTACAAGCACGTCAGCTACGGCAACTGGAGCAGAATATTTAGGCACTACCAGTGTTAATTTATACCTTCATGGAACTTCTGGCTGGTATTTCGTTGGCGGCCATTGAACAGTGGGGAGCTAGTGGATATGCAGTTACTTTCCCGATAGCTTTTAACGTTGTTTACAATGTTCTTTCGATCCCTCAGACAACTGCTAGCACATCCAATGCATATTGGGGCAGATTTTATATAACTGCTCTTACTAAAAATGGTTTCAATGTTAGCGATACTGGTGCTGGCAGCAATAGATGGATTGCTATCGGTTCTGCATAGCCACAGTGGGGAACGAATCGTACAAATGGTATTTATTCGTTTCCAATACCATTTACAGAGGCACTTTGTTGTTTTGGTGGTGGCGAGGCTGGTAGTGGATATTACGATAATGCAAGTGCCTATAGCAACACGCAGGTTCGTGTTTATTCCGATGGATCTTCAAGATTTGTCAGTTGGATTGCTATAGGTGCCTAATAAACAGTGGGGATTTGAAGAAACAGAAACGAAAACAATAGCTTTTCCTATTTCTTTTGAAAGTATTAAGTACGTTTTTCTCAGTAAAATTTATGGACCTGCTTCAGGTGGTGCAGATACAGTAGCCTATAATTTTTTCAGGAAAAGTCTAACCGGAGTTAGTTTTGATTATGCATACACTAGAAACTGGCTTGCCATCGGAGGGAAATAGCCACAGTGGGGATATTATGTTGAGTCACAAAATCCAACAGATTATCGTTACTGGTCTATTCCTTTTACATCCCATTATATAACGATGGCAACCAAGACATATTATGAACCTAAAGAGGAAGCAGTACCTTGGTTAGTTGGAATAGATATGCAAAAATTCATTTGCGGATATGGAGCAAACTTTATAGGGAGCAGTTATGTTTCATGTGTTGGCATAGGCTGTTAGCCACAGTGGGGAAAAACAATTAGTGGGAACAATGTAAAGACCAAATTTCCTATTGCTTTTACAGCTTTTTGTATGCTTTCAGTTAGCGTTAACAGTTCTAATGGTAATGCGGCAGAAAGTGTGTTCCGAAATGGCTTTGGTTATACTAATAAAACATTATCGGATTGGATATTAAGAGGTCCCACTGGTGATGCAACTTACTTTGCCGACTATATTGCAATAGGCTGTTAGCCACAGTGGAGAAATAACCCTGGTTTATGGGCAATACCATTCACAGAATTTGTTGCTGGCGGCATTACCATGACACGCACAGGCTCGCAATCATCGGGAACTTGGTATGGTGATTCCGGAACAATTTCACTAACTGGTTATACAGCTTCATGCGCAACAAATGAAAGTTGGGTATCAAATATTAGCGGATCTGCAATAGCAGTAGGCCTTTAAACAGTGGGGATATTCAAATTCAACAGGAGTTACTTTCCCTATCGCTTTTAGAGAGTGTTATGCCGTTGTAAGTAATGCTCACAGCAACACCACTGGAAATACCGACCATTATCATCTCTTAAGTTGGACAGCAACAGGAGCCGCTTTTGGTTATTGGAATATGAGTTTCTACGGCACACTTTATATCGCCCTTGGGGTCGAGTAAACAGTGGGGATTTACTAACAATACAGGTAGACCATATATAACTTTTCCCTTCAAATTTTCAAATGTATTTACAGCAATTTCTTGTATTTGCCACAATGGAAGTCCTAGTGAAGCAAATACAGTTTATAATGTTTCTATATCAGGTATGAATATTGGAGCATCTGGTGGCGGCAGTGGAAAATACTGGTGTGCTTTTGGCGTAGCATAGCAACAGTGGGGATATGGTAATTCTGAATCAACACAAACATTTCCAATTAAATTTACTAACTCTGTAATTGGTATTTACGGAAGTAAGAGGGCTATAAATTACGAATATACTTTTGCAGCAACGAGTATTACAAATACAAATTTTTTCATGTCTACACGTAACTCAGAGGGTAACAGTAGGGTTATAGCTTGTAACTGGCTGGCTATCGGCCAATAGCAAACCAAATGAAACTACTAAACCATGGATCACCGCCATAATCTTGTTTGTATACGTTGAATTTGGATGTGGTCCAATTACGTGGTTGTACCTCCGAATCGTATTTTGTCGGATTATTAGTATCGGTGTTTCTTAGTCCGCAAAATAGGGCAAAACAAGCAGAATTAAAATTCACAGGAAATGCGTACCAACCGCTTTCCCCCTCGCTTCCGTTGTTACCAGCGCTATTAATTCCCCACTGTTTACCGTCCTACAGCGAACAACCTTGACGTCTGCGTTCCGTTC